TCGCTAGAAATTACTGCAAGACTATACGGAGATAGAAAATCTGTGGGGGTTGCGAGATACGTGTTTCCAGACGCAGCAGAACCTGTCACATTTTTACGAAACACAGGCAATTCTATGTTCTTTAATATTCTTTCTTCTGCCTCTTTTATAAAAACAGGCAGATTAGAAACAAAGCTAGTTTCAGCGGTCTCTTGGTAATCTTGGATCGCTGTCTTCAAGCTATCAAAAGTAAAGCTCATGTCGTCACCACCGTCACAGTGCCGACCTGTCCAGATGCCTTCACTGGGATGAAAGTCGCTTCGAGAACGTTAGGTACGCCGACTGTAACCACCATAGGCTCTACTCGGTCAGGACGAGCGTTAAATAAAGCTTGGGGATCGTCAACTGGCGGTTTTGGAAAAAGCTGGGGCTGCTTGGGCTCAAACTCTTCGGGCCCGACCAAAGAGCCGTTCCACTCCCGTTTCATTCGGTTGAGCTTATACCGAACGCCAGATCGATCAGATATTCCGTATGCGTATTTTCCTCGGGCAAACCCTGACATGGCTAACTCCTGTAATACTCATAGCCGGGACTAATGCGAAGAGAGGCCCGGTCTCGATCTTCGTCCATAGCTCTTTGCATTTCCTCTTCATACACTTGTTTCAGAACCGCCATCATTCCGGGGTTTCGCTTCATAGATATGTAATATGCCAGCCCCGCAGTCAAACACGGATAGAACCGGAAAGGCACGTCGACAGTGTCTGTGTTGGCATCTGCGTCGTCTATACGCGTTAAACGGTCAAACTTGATGACGTCCGTATCTTTATCGGGCGTGGGCCAGACTCGCAAGATGGGCGTTATTTGTCGATCCAAAAAAAACTGGTTTGGTCTAGCAGACTGGTCTTTATTCGGTATGTTCAAGTAGCTAGAGCGACTGACCCGCTCTATCTGAAAATCGGTCCCATCGCGAGTCACTACGGCCGACAAAATATCTATCGTGCTGCGAACGTCAGATAAATCTACCGCCGCACTCACCGTTGTCGTGGCACCGCTAGTGCCACCGGTGATCGTTTCCGTCGCTTGGAAGGTTCCCGAAGGTATTGTCAACGCCAAGCTAGTCGCAGAGGGCTTACTCGTTATACTCGCTGTCGCGGCACTTGTTCCGCCTGTAATAGTCTCCGATACAGAAAAACTAGCGGACGATGCTACCGTCATTGTTACGGTGCCCCCAGGATAATCTCTGATCCCAGTAGCCATCGTGATGGACGTCTGCTCTATGGTCCATTGGTTCAATCCACGATTAGCCCAATCGGCAAACAACAAATTCAAAGAACGACGTGCCGTTTTGAGGTCATAACCCGTGCGTACCTCTAGACCACACCTTTCGAATGCCTCTTCGACATACTCAGCGACGTCTAACTCAAAATCTTTGCTATTGCTTGTTGTCATTATATAAGTTGTCAAAAATTTGATTTACATCAAGCGTGTAATCTAAATCGGATTTTGAGTAATGTATATGTGCAGAAGGCTTAAAGTCCGGTGCGCCCTCCCCTGTTTCAAACCACGCCGGATGCGTGACACGCACCCTGTTATTAGGCAGAGCCACGATATTCCCGGTCCAACTTCCTGCATCAAGCAACTGCAAAACGTGGCTTTGCTTGTGTTGAGCAGGATCATCGGCTATTTCGCTTTCTGTGTAATCCACGGTAAACAAATACTTCGCCGGGTACATTTCACCGTCAATCTTTGCTAACCAAGGACACGGCGTGGCTCGATCTAAAACGTACACCGAATGGTGATGTGAGCTACAATCCCAAGGCTGTGCAGCCCAGACGGGCATGGCATCGGGCCACTCCTCCAATGGAATGTCGGCCACTAAAGCGGTAATCGGCATACGAGCCCACATAGCACCCCCATGTACGGTATCTTCGTCTTCGCCTTCAGCTTCTATGCCCGTAAAAATAACTTGAAAACTCAAGCACCTACAAGGCATCGTCGTGACACCTATCACCATCGCATGAAGAAAATCTCCGTGGTATTTCTCATGATTGTGCGTGTATTCACGCCGCACCCAGCACTTAAAATGCGGGATGTTAGATTGTAGATAGGCCATTCTTAGATTTTGCCGCCTACCTTGTCACCTTTTTTCTTGACCTTGCCGCCCATGCGGTAGCCTTTTGACTTCATGCCCATTTTTTTCTTTTTGTCTTTTTCAGCCATGCCGCCATTCATCATGCCGGGTGGCAGATCTTTCTTGCCGCCCATAGCGCCGCCTTTCGACTTCATTTTGACGCCTTGTGCGCTACCTTTTCTCGTTACAGTGGATTTTTTCTTTGGCGCGGACTTTCGTTTGGCTGCGCCCATCCCTAAATCTACTCTACTAGCCATTACTTACCTCACAAATATTTAGTTTTTTTTCTGCGGTCACTCATAATCGCACCGCATCCCCTTGCTATTTCTGCCCTCACCGCACCGCCAGCATTCATCTTTTTGACTTTTGCTTTAGGCGTGTTTGCAACGACAGTCTTGCCCTTTGCACCTTCACGTTTTTTCTTACGCGCAGTTGCTGCTCTTTCTGATTTACTCAAAGATCTGGCTTTCTTTTCCGGCAGGCACCGGTCAGGGTTGCGTTTGTTCTCTGAACTACCGCATTCGCCAACGATGTCGCCCTCTGTATTGATGCGGACCCATTTTTGATCAAGCCACTTTTTGAGCTCGCCCATTATCGACCCTTTCTCTTCCCACCTTTTGCCTTTTTGGCATAGTTCGGGTCTTTGCAATACTTACTAGCCGCCAGATTAGCGTAAGCAGAGGGGTAGGTATCAAAAGTACGTTTGGCCCAAGCTTTGCCTTCGGGGCAGATCTTGCTGCCTTTGCTCTTTTTTGACGCGCCACCGCCTTTGGCGTAGTACGTCAACCCTCTTGGCATAGCGCCACGTGTCATTACCATGCGTCACAACTCCAATATCTAGCCGTGAATTTATCTTTCGCTTTCGCGGTATCGCACCCGTGGCGAGCCCTAAAATTTTTACGTCGACCGGGCTGATCTTTTTTGATCGTCATGTCAGGGTCGCCGAATCGGACTATCTTCACGTCGTTGCCCTTTTTTGCGAGGACTGCAGACTTTTTATTTTTTCCGGGTGTTCGCTTTGGCTGGTTGTATCCAGAAAAAGTTTCACCTCGGTACTGCAGACGACCAGACGGCAATCGTTTCACGTCTTTGGTCGTAGCCATTAATCGAAGCCTTTTCTCATATAAAGAATCACCGTGTAGGTGTCGTTCGCACTAGCGCCCACAGTCGTGAACTTAATATCACCCGTCTTGCCTGTCCCAGAGTTGTTGGTTAGGCCACCAAAGCTGCTGTAGTCATGGTCTCCGCTTTGGTTTTCTCCAAGCTCGATAATGAACGCATCAGTATCTGCATCAAACAAAAGCTGCACTTTCATGCCGATACACTGCCACCAAATACGGTCGATAGTGACACCTGTGCAGGTGTCACCGTCAGCACTGTTGGCTAAAGCCGAAACATCCACTTTCGTGACTGCAGATTCGCCTGTCCCGTCTGAAATATTTGTCAGTTTGAGGACAGCGAATTTAGGACCATCGACTAAGGTTTGCGATGTTACTGCATCCGCCATATCGGACTCCTAAGATGCGTCAGAGGAACTGCTAATACCAAAGAACTTCAATACGATGACCGTATCGCCGCCCGGATCACCAGAAACTACAAGCTCTACTTCGTCAGCGGTAGCTCCCGCTGCTGTCGTGGTGCCACCTGACATTCCCAACACGCCGTTACAAGGGAAAAACCCTTTGAATCCCGTGCTATTGACAGCCGCAGAAATGCCATCCACAAAACCATCCGTATCTGCATCGGTGCCGATGTCATTCAAGTTAACGGCGTTTGCTGCCGCCGTGGTGACAGCTACCGTCACGCCCATAGGGATGAAGTTTACTGGGATGCCGATAGAGCCCTCTTTCCCAGTGGTAGCACCGTCAGCAACAGTAATCGTCGTGGTATAAGTTTGCAGCGTCATGGTGCTTGTTACGCCGCCAGTGCTGCTATTTTTGGTGATGTCTTGAAAACCGTTTTCTGAACGAACCGGTCCGTTGAAAGTCGTATTAGCCATTTGTGTCTCCTGTCTTGGCTAGTGTCAGGCACGGAATGCGCCTGTCAGGATGGAAGAACGATAACCAAGAAAGAGACAAAAAGAAAGGGCGACATTGTCGCCCTTCCAAAGCAGAAAAAACTGCTTTATGCGCCGGGTGTTCCGAACACGGAGCGCCAGTCGCTTACGCCGAAAGAGTACCTTTCGCGAGCTTTGAAACGCATGTTTCCTGTGTCGAAGTCGCCTTCCATCGCAGTGCGAATAGGCGTTCTTTGGAACAACTTGAAGCCATTAGGTGCGTCTGTCTTAATGAAGAACGCATCTGTGTCCGTCAAGAAGTGGTTTACAACCGCTCCATCTGGAAGCATACCCATAGACTTGTTGGCGTTGATGTCGTTGTCTGCCGTTCCCGGTCGCAGATTTGAGTTCAAAACTCTTTCCGCAATAAATTGTAGTTCTTTCGGGATGATAAGTTTCATACCGCGAACAGCAATTTTCAGACCTCTTTCATCAGTCAATCCAGCGATGTCAATCAGCATCTGCTCCAGCGAGGTCTCGTTGAGATCCGCAGCAGTAGACAACAGGTTGCGCTGGTTGCCAGAAAGTGATGGGTGAGCCGCTGAACACAGAGCCGCACCGTCACCGATTGGTGCAGCGGTGCTGAATGCTTGGTTCAAGATAGTGGCAGCACGGATTTGCTTGGTTTGAGACATCGAACGAGCCAGCGCACGCGTGTAACGCGCAGCCAAACGGTCGTACAAATTGTCTTCAATTGCTTCCTCAGTGATTGAAAAAGCTAGCGCAATGGTTTCGTGCGTATAACGTGCAGTGTATGTTTCCTGCGCGTCATCAAACGAAATTGCGCTGCCCTCTGATTTCACAGGAGCAGTACCAAATCCAGAAAGCATGACCTCTTCTTCAAACGCGCGGTCTGAAGACTCTTCGTCAAATATTTCTGAGTGCTCAAGATCGTATCGATCATACTCAAGCCCGAACAAAGCATTAAGGCCGGGTTCAAGCTCTTTCGCTAATTGTGCGCGAGTAATAGGCATTGAAATTCTCCTACCTTAGATGCCAGTTGTGGTGGCAGTGGTTTGTGAATCGAATCGTGCGTTCGGTGAGTTGTAGTGCGCATTAATACGAACAATCAACGGTATACCGGCCGCTGCGAAGTCATCGTTTGCGTCGTCATCGACGATGCCCATGATCTTCAGCGGTAGCGTTGCCGTTGTGGCGATTGATGAAACACTCAAAGCCGAATTCGAACGACCCGTGTTAGTTGAGCCCGTACGAGCAGACGTACCCAGGCTAGCGTTTGCAAAAACAGCCGTCAGTGCAGTTGCACGGTCGGTTAGTGTTGCGTCGCTTGCCACTTGGAAAGTTTGCATCGGATTATCAGCAACTAAAGCTTTGACAGGGAAATTTGTGTCAACGCTCACGTTGTTTGATCCGGGCCAGTAGTTGATAAACGTAGTCTTCTTCGTAGTAGAGTCGACATATTCTACACCTACCAAAACACCCAGAGCAGCAGTTGTACCGCCCGCAGTGTCTCCAGCTTGATCGATCACACCGGCTGAGGTGGGAACTACAATGCTAAATTGGAAGATGGCATTGGTGTTGTTAGAAGCAATTTCATACTTCGTGACACCAGTAGAATTGACGGCACTTCCTACAAGTCCTATCGGACGTAGACCGTACGCGGTTTCCTGATTTGCCATAAAAAGTCTCCTAATACCTTACTGATTACGAGGACCACCAAAAGTAACACGCGATTGACGTTCAGGTTTGCCAATGCGCATAGTTGAATGTGCGTTCTCGCGTAGAACATCAGTTTCAACAGCTTCAACTTGATCCGAATGCTTTCTATTGAAGTATTCGGTTCGCTCTGCAACCGTCTCTAAAGGAATTCTAGCAAGAAGCAATCCGCCAACTCCAAACACTCCTTCGTACTTGCCCGTCTCTATAGTAGGTGCCTCAAAATCGGGGTATTCATCTCGTCGGACTAACTCGTAGCCCTCTCGGAGTCGTGCGCTGATATTACTTGTGTCATCAAAGCCACGCGTTTCGGCACGAATCCAACGATGTTTAAACCCCTCTGGCGCGGGTGGAGCATCTAAATTTGACTTAGGGGACCACGGCTTGCGTTGTGCAGTCGCAGCCCTCGATGATTTTGCGCGAGAAGTTTTCTTGATTGCCTCAATTTCTTTATCTGTTGAATCCATCTTCTTACTCCTTCACGTATTTCGCATATTCTGTTAGCGGCACACCCAATCGTTTGGCAATAGTGACTTGGCTCGGGGTGAGACGAACCTTCTTGCCGCGTCCCCCTTTTGTGGGACGAGAAACGCCAGCAACCGTTTGGCTTGGCTGGCGAGTTTGAGAAACTTCCTCACCACGATCTTCGAACTTGTGAGGAAACGCCTCTCTCATGCGTGAATCCAAGGCATCATAGTATTCGTCACTGGTCCCGTCCATGCCTTTGTCATTGATCAGTTCCTTATGAATACCAAATGCTGCGAATGTCATTGCAGAGTCTTCGCCAAACCACTCATTGTTGGCGGCCCAATCTTCTGCTTTTGGATCTGGTCTCTGTGTTTGCGGGGCCGGTTGATATACCGGCTGCTGCACTTCAGCTTCCATTTGAGCAGCCTGCGCTTCTCTTTGCGCCCTTGCTTGGGCGTGGCGATCTGCAGCCACAGCAAGCTGTGATATTTTTTCTTGTGCGGCTAGTTGGCGGTCGGTGTCGCCAGTCTCGATTGCAGTTTTAAGCTCGTCTTTCGCTCTTTGCTGCTCAGAACTGACCCGATTGCCATATTCATCAATGTAATTTTTGTCAAGATTGTGAAGTCGCTGTTTTACACTTTGGTTTTCTTGCTGAACAGCTTGTGCATATTTGACCGCCTCTTCGCGCTCTCTTTCTGCCTCTCTCGCACGTTTAGTAAGCTGGTTAATCCGTTTTTGCACAGACTTGCCATACTGTTCGTGCTCATCAACCGCCTCTGTTTCAACGACAGGCTCTTCTGCTGGCGCTGGACTTTGAGGCTCACCCCCCTCATCTTCTAGAATTACTTCTTGTGCTTCTTCGTCAAAATCAAGATTAATCTGACCATCATCTGCTTCATGCGCAGGACTAGACTCTGCCATTTTTATCCCCTAACCGTGGTAAATATCTTTTGGATCTAAAATCGTGCCTAAAATTTCGTCATCGTTCAGCATGCGAACCTCGCTCCCAAAGGCAGCTTTTTTGTCGCCGTTCAAACGAAAACGTGACCCAGCGTACCTTGCGAAAATCACCCAATCGGTCTCTTTGCACCAAGGACCAGACGGATAACGCTCTTTGTCTTTGTACGCTAGCGGCCCTGCTTTCAAGACGTAGCCGACTTGCGTCTGTATTACGTCTTCTTCAATAGTTTTGGGGGCCAACAAAATACCGCCATCACTCTTCGCAGGTGGGCGGAAAGGCATGATTAAAATGCGCCATCCCGTAGGTTGTGGCAGGCGATCTACAAGTTCTTTATCAATTAAGGACGGGTCTAAAACCAAATCTTTTTCTGCGACGTAGCTACTGGACAAATCCAGTGCTTCATTCGGGTCAGGCATCTCTTTGTTCCTGTTTTTCAAGCATTTCAGAAAGTTCCACCAAGACGTAATCGCACGCCCTGATTTCACCCATGCACTCTCTGTAATGTTCCATGTCTTTTACCCCGCCTTCAGTCATGAGTTCTTGAATTTGGGCTTTGCGACCTTTTAGTGTTTGTTGCACAAATTGCACAACATCTAGATCGTTCAAGGGTTTTCCTTGTCGTTTACTCTCCGAGTAACTCCGATACTATCGCTTTTTATGCGATTGTAAAGCGGCCCCCACGCAAAGCGGCCCCCATGCCACGTTTTTGACCACGGGTTATCTTTGCCGTCATTGTGTTCGGCGTTGCCTCTTCTTGGGCTACGGCGTATGGAATACTGCCCTGCCCTTCGATTTCAGCTTTTGCCACAGGAGTTGGCGGTTCTTTTGGGGTTACCCCATCTACTTTAACTTTGCTCATTGGTTACCTCTTTGCTTGAGTAGTTCACGCTCGATGCCCGCTTGAATACGTGCCTGAGTTTGTAGTTCTTGGCTTTGCAGCCTTTGTTGGAAGTTCGCCTCTCGTTGAGCAAGTTTTTCGCGCTCAAGCTGTAATTTAGCCTGCTCTTCGGACACGTCGTTTTGCTCTTGTTGCGCTTTGAGTTGCAACTCTTGTTGTTTCAATGCAATCAAAGGATCAGGCCCTTGCTGCTCTTGCGGCTGTCCCGCCTGTTGGATCTGTTGCCCAAGGGCGACAACCTGCTGCATACCTTGTGCAACAAACTGCGCAACCAAAGCTTGGAAAGGCGCGTTGTTTGCAGGATCTGCTAGCGCGACGTTCGGATTCTGCTGGGCAAAAGCCGCCTCTGCTTGTTCCTCCGCCATTAGCTGAATATGGTTCAGGATGTGTTTTTGGATCGTTAACACGACCTGCGGCAACGTAGCAGCTACACCACCCGTTACAAACAACAAGTGCGCTTGTATGTGCGCCATGTGATCCTGACCCTTGAAAGCTTCTAAAGGCACGTTTTCGAGGGCATCCATGTTTTCTTGTGCCGGATCTTTTGGACGAACTTCGTCCGGCACCTCTGCATTCAGAATCTGGTCTACGTTTCTTACGCCCATAGCGTCATACACACGACGGTATACCTGCGGCATATTGTGTATTTGGGGCGCTTGCATCGCCAACTGGAGCTCTGTCTGTGCTAAAGCAATCCGCTGGCTTTGAGAAAAGATATTTGGATCAGAAACAGGCAAAACATCCACCCGTTCGTCAAAATCTTTTGCTTTAACCGCTTGATCAGCCCCTGCAACAGCATACGGATACACATTCGGCAGGCTTTCGTTCATTACACGGGCCAAGATCTTGAATTCGACCTTCATTGCGTAGTGCAGGCGTTTGTGAATCGCACTCATCACACGGGCACCCTGCTCAATCATCGCAATCGTCGTTCCGACCGCCGCAGATTGATTGCCGTCACCTATTTTCATGTCAGTAATCGTCGCAAAACGCTGTGCGGCTTGGACTACGAAGCCCAGAAGCTGAAATAACGTGCCATCTGGGCCTTTGAACGGCAAAGGCATCAAACTGTCCCGTATAACGCCTCCAGGGGCGTCTACGTCCCTAAATTCACCGGGTTGAAGAGGATCTTCGTCGTCTCGAATACGCAATCCTCGCGCTTTGAAGCCCGCAGGCAGGTTAGAAAGCGTCCCTGCGTCGATTAATTGACGCAAAGCAGCCGTCGCAGTGCGAGAAAGACCGCCAATCGTGTGAATTAGGCCCATCCCATAGAAACCGAAGCCCGGCAAGAACTTATAGTGGACAAAATACTGTATTTTGGACTTCAAAGGGTCCTCTTCGCGATAATTCCTGCGAACTGCCAGCACTTTTCCGTTATCTTCGCTGATCGTGACGACATACGGCACCTTAATACCGGTCATTTCGCCCTCTTCGTCCGTATCTTCGTACCCTTCAAGGTCTAAATCGACATGGCACTCCAATAAAGTGCAGTCGTAATCGATTCCGGTGGCTCGAGTGCCGTCAATATAGTCTATTTCGTCGCTTACACTGGTCGAATCTGGCTGGGACGGCAGCACTTTGATGTCCCGGTAGAACCCACTAACCTGTTGTTTGCGCAAATCGTTCAAAGACATACGCACAACGTGCGTGATATTTGGGCATGTCTCGAGATCGTTGCTCTCATAAGGCACAACAAGGTGCTCTGCCGGTATAAATTTACAAACCGGCCGCCCTAAAGCGTCATCAAAATAGACTTTTTTGAATGTAGACCCTGCCAGAGGCAAATAAAACAGCATTTGGTCGAACTCTGGCGTGTATTCTTCCATCACATTGGTGATGTAGTAGTTCATAAAGTCCTGAACACGCTTGGCTTGGTCCATTTTGTCCGTGGTCTGTGACCCGAGGACCGTGGTTCTCACAGGACCACTGGCTGGCAGTAGCTCGTTGAACGCCTGCGCTTGGAATTGTACTGCCGCTTCTGCTAACAGTGGATGAGTAACACCGGTTGCACCACGAAAAGGCTCTGTGCGCTCTTCATAATTGAACCCCAAAAGCTCAAGGCCCTTGGAGTATGCATCTTCCCAGTCCTGCCGCGACGCACGATTCGAGCTATATTGCTCCATCAACTCATTTGAAACCTGTGCCAGCACAGAATCCGGCAAAAACTCCGCTAGGTTGTCGTAGAAATCGTCTTCTCGCTCTCTGCTGCGGAACGGATCGAAATCTAACGTGGCTCCACCATCGTCATCTTGAACGATCTCGACGCCTTCGATCTCTACTCGAGTCGTAAGATCACCCGGCAAAGCCTCAACCTCTACTGCCTGCAAGTCCTCCACGTCGAGATCCAGACCTTGTCGGTCCATCAACGAAACAGGAGGGGTATCACCATTTGCCATATTTAAGCTCCCAAGCTTCCGATGCCGGTATTCAAGCCTACCCCACCGCCGTAT